GAGTAATTTTGACATAAAGCGTGTAATCATACAGAATATACGAAATTAAATTAAATCAAATAAAATATGTCAGATAAGATTGTTAAAAATCTAAACTTTGGTGATGATGCCAAGGTTAAGATATTTGAAGGTATAGATAAATTAACAAAGGCTGTTAGCTCCACGTTAGGGGCTAGCGGTCAATGTGTGATCCTAGAAGATGGTAACGGTAAACCAGTCATAACCAAAGATGGTGTAACAGTTGCTGATTCAATAACACTTCTAGATCCTGTTGAAAATATGGGTGCCACGCTTTTAAAAGAAGCTGCTAGAAAAACTGTAAAAGAAGCTGGAGACGGAACAACAACAGCTACAGTACTAGCTCACTCTATTTTGAACAAAGCTTATGAAGTATCTAAAAACAATAGCATTAGAATTATTAAAAATGGTATTGATTCAGGTGTTGATAAAGTAATAGAATATTTAGAAAGCAAAAGTATAGAAGTTAGCGGTGATATGTTAATGGATATAGCTACTATCAGTTGTAACAACGATAGAGAATTAGGGGAGATAATAGGTGACGCTTTTAAAGCTGCCGGCGACAATGGGGTTGTAGTAATGGAACCTACAGACACTGAAGAAACAAGTTTTGAATTAGTTGATGGTGTCCAATATGAAAAAGGTATTACAAATTCTCATTTCGTTACTAGCAAAGAAAAAAGAGTTGCTGAATTAGAAAACCCTTTAGTATTATTAATAGAATCACCAGTTGAATCTATAAGGCAAATACAGTCAGTATTAGAGTACGTAATATCTAATAACAAGTCATTATTGATTATAGGTGATTTAGATCCTAAGATTACATCAACTTTAGCTATGAACAAAGTTAAAGGTAATATTAAGGTAAATGTTATCGACGCTCCTACTTACGGAGTTAATAAAAAAGATATGTTATCTGATTTATCTGTTTTAACTAACGCTACAGTGATAAATGAAGACTTAGGTGATGATTTAGATATTATAAGTCCAAACTTACTGGGTCAATGCAAAAAGAGTATCACAAGTGATTATGAAACTATATTACAAGTAGATACTGAATCTGATGAGGTGTTAGATCTAATAAAAGAAGTTAAAGCTCAAATGGAAGAAGCTAAAGCTCCTGGAGATGTAATAAGGTTAGAAAAAAGATTATCAAGACTGTCAGGTAAAGTAGCTATAGTAAAAGTAGGTGCAAACTCTGAAATAGAGTTAAAAGAAAAATCTGATAGAGTTGAAGATGCTATCTGCGCAACTAAAGCAGCTATTAAAGAAGGTATAGTTTCTGGTGGTGGAATTGCATTACTAGATGCATCGTTAAAAATTAAACCTAATAATATAGGTGAGGAGATATTACTAGAAGCTATTTTAGCGCCGTTTAAGAAGATATTATCAAACGCGGGTGTTGATATAAAGGTTTCTAAAAAAGAGGGTGTAGGATTTGATGTTATAACCGGTGAGATGGTTAATATGATTGAAAAAGGTATTATAGATCCTTTGTTAGTTACAAAAAGCGCTTTAAAAAACGCTGCATCAGTAGCTACTACTATACTATCTACAGACTGTGTGATTAATAACTTAAGAGTTGGTGATGAAAGCAGTAGGTAACAATATATTAATCGAAAAGATTAAAGAAGAGGCTATATCAAAAACTAAAGGTGGTTTACTACTAACAAGTAGTCAAAAGCAAGATGTTAGGTATAAACAAGCTACAGTAATACATTGTGGTGATTTAGTTAAAGGTATTAAGAGTGGTGATTCTATTTATTATGATATGCACGCAGGTCATAGAATAGAAATTGATAAGCAAGTTTTTTACGTGATTACAGTTAGGGACGTTGTTGTAGTTTTATGAGGCTAGAGGCTAGCGATATAAGAGATATTAATCTTTTAAAACATTATAGAATAATACGTAAGTGGGCTTGTAGAAATAACAATTTAAACGATGCTGATATTGAGTTGCTTATATATCTTGATTGCATGGACATGTTTACTAAAGAAGATTTTAAAACTGGTACGTATTCTTATAGTTGGGATAACAGAAGATGGAACAGATTATTAAAGGAAGGATGGATAGCTGTTTGGCGTAAGAGAAATAGAACCACTCAAAAGTACCACATATATAAAGTTTCTTTTAAAGGTAAGCAATTAATAAGTAGGATATATAGAATAATGCTAGGTCATGAAGATATACCTACAAGTACTAAAAGAAATAGTATTATGAAAGGTAATACATATACCGACAAGGTTTTGATTACCTCTATAAATAATGTTAACAAAGATAAAAATAGATAAAATGAATAACAACGTTAAAATAGATGCTATGACTGGTATGCCAGTTGAGTATACAGTGTCGCCACCTCAGCCGTCAAGTTTGGTTTCTCCATTTGGAGATAAAGCTTTAGCTACTGGTAACGCTATTATGGGTGATGTAAACCAGAGACAAATGTCTTTAGGTAATAACACGCCATTGTTTAAAAAAAGCTGTGGAAGCTATAAAAAATAAAACTATGGAAAACATGAAACAAAAAGCACAAGGACAAGTAGGTGAAAATACTTTATGGGATGGGCCATTAAGTCAAGCGGGTAGACCTCATGCAAAAGGATCTAGCTCTGGAGCAAAAGGTATGAAATTAAAAGTAATGCAACCTTGTGGATGCGTTGGTGATTGTGGTTGTGGGCAATTGAACGGTCCTATAACTGGTAGAGCTAAAGGATAGAGCCATGCCATATACGCAACCAAGCAAAACTCCATTGTTAAAAATAGACAAGTCTAAAATGGCTTGTAATAAACCAAGAGCTGAGGTTAGTGGTGGTAAGTCACACGTTGTAAAAGCTTGTGAAAATGGCGAAGAAAGGATAATAAGATTTGGTCAAGCTGGTGTTAGTGGCGCTGGTAAGAAAAAAGATGCTAAATCTAAAGCTAGAAGAAAATCTTTCCAAGCTAGACATGCTAAAAATATTAAAAAAGGTAAAATGTCTGCTGCTTACTGGGCTAACAAAGTAAAATGGTAGTATGGCTTTTAAACTAAGAAGTTCAGATAAAAAAATAGATAATACACCTATATATAGAGTTGATATGGAAGATGGTGTTTTAGGTATGGCCAACAAAAACGGTTCTATACTTATAAACAACAACTTATCACCTTTAAAAGAAAAGGAAGTTATTAAACACGAAATGATCCACGTAGATCAAATAAAAAGAGGTGATTTAACTTATGACGATAAAAACGTTTATTGGAAAGGTAAAAAATACTCAAGAAAAACTATGGATGAAGGTAATAAAAAACTTCCATGGGAAAAAGAAGCGTATAACTCTAAGATTAAATAATTATAAATAAATAAAAAAATGGCTTACAAGCAAAAACCAGGGAGAAGTCCTTTAGAAAAAACAGGTAGAGATATACCTTTAAATATGAAGTCACCAGCATATATGACAGATGGTCTTGGTGATAAAAAAGAAGGTAAACCAGTTAGTGATAAATCAGCTAGTAACAAAAAAGCAGATGTAGGTGAAATACCTGGGTTAAAAGAGATACAAGAAAGATTTAAAGGCAAGTACGAAGTTAAACCGCTGAAAGGTAAAGAAAACAAGTATAGTTTAATTGATAAATCTGGTAATTCAGTATCTTACAAACCTGGTAGAAAAGTTAAAGATAATAGCGTAACTGTTAAAAAAGCTTTACAGGACAAGTTTAATAAAAAATAAATAATTGAAAAAGATATTTCAATGGCTTACTGGTGGTGTTATCAAAGAGATAGGTAATACCATCGATAAGTTAACCACCACAGAAGAAGAAAAGCTGGAGATAAAAAAACAAATCCAAGAAATACTAGAAAAAGCAGACAGCGACGCTCAAGCGCAAGTTACTGAACGTTGGAAAGCTGATATGGCTAGTGATAGTTTCTTATCTAAGAACATTAGGCCTTTGGTTTTAGTGTTTTTAACATTTGTTTTTACAGTTTTAGCTTTTTTTGATGGTAACATTGGAGGCTTTAAGGTAGCTGAGCAATACATCCCTATTTTTCAGTCTTTACTAATAACTGTTTACGGAGCGTACTTTGTAGGTAGGACTTGGGAAAAGAATAGAAAATCAGGTAATAATAAATAAATGAAAACAATTAAATTAAATCAAATGGAAAACAAGATTACAAAAGAAGAACTAGAACAATTAGTAGCTTTAAAAAACAAACAAGATCAGGCTGTGTTTCAGGTTGGAGCTTTAGAGTCTCAAAAACATATGGTATTACACGCTTTAGCTGACGTAAACCAAGAGGTTGAAGAGAACAAAAAATCTTTAGAAGAAAAGTATGGTAAAGTAAGTATAAACTTACAAGACGGTACTTACGAAGAGATCGAAGAAGAAGCTGAAAAAGTTAAAGCCTAATAAAATGTCTACTGTTATAAGAAAAATAAGCATAGGTGCAGATTATAAAAACGAAGCTATGCACTATTCAGTTAGCCAAAATGTTTATGGCGGACACGAAATATGCAGTATACTTTATAACGAATCTGATTGCTCTTATAACATATACATTAAGAAAAACAACGAGGTAATGCCATGGAAGAAGTTTAATTCTAACATGGCAATATCCGTTGAATACGATTTAGAGTATTAATGAGGAGTGTTTTTGATTTTATAGTAGAACCAATTAATGGTAGATACGATAATGAAGTTAAAATTGGTGATAAAAAACTAATAACAAATTCTAATATAGAAAACTTCAAATTCATTAGTAGAGAAGCTAAAGTAATATCTACGCCATTAGCTTTTAAATCTCCTATAAAAAAAGGTGATACAGTTATAATACACCATAATGTATTTAGAAGGTATTACAATCAAAAAGGTAAAGCTGTAGACAGTAGTAAGTTATTTAAAGATAACACGTACTTTTGTCAACCAGATCAAATTTATCTATACAAAAATAAAGATAAATGGAACGCTGTAGGTAATAGGTGTTTTGTAATGCCTATAAAAAATAAAGATCCGTTTTCGCTAGATAAAGAGCAAAAATGTATTGGTATATTAAAAATCGGTAATAGCTCCTTAAAAGAGCTAGAAATAACCGAGGGAGACTTAGTAAGCTATAAACAAAACAGAGAGTTTGAGTTTGTTATAGATAATATGAGAGTCTACTGTATGGAATCAAATGATATTTTATTGAAGCATGAATATAAAGGAGACGAAGAAGAATATAATCCAAGCTGGACAAAAAGCAGTTGAGGAACTTATAAAAGTAGCTAAAGAAGCTATTGTAGACTCTGATGACGATATAAGTGCAGACAGATTAAAAAATGCTGCTGCTACTAAGAAGTTAGCTATATTCGATGCTTTTGAAATATTAAGCCGTATAGAAGAAGAGGAAAATTTATTAAAAGAAAAACCTAAAACTACTGAAAACAAAAAAGTATTTAAAGGTTTTGCTGAAGGAAGATCTAAGTAATGTATAAGCAAACACTTGTAAAGACAGTAAAAGATCACATAAAACCTTCTATATTAAAGAGAAATAATAGGTATAAAAAGTGGGAGAGAGGCTATAACGCTGACCATGATATAGTTATAATAAGTGGTGATGGAACTATAGGTGAAATTATAGAGATACAAAACTTAAAAATAGCTTTACCCAAAGCACCTAAAGAAGTACACAAATGTTCAGATGTTAAAGAAGAGCAAATGTGGAAAAAAATAGAATACCCAAAAGAATTAACTAGAATAAAAAGTGTATTTGATTGGAACAAGTATGATTCAGATTTTAAAGAAACTTGGTACGACTACATAGATGAAGAGTTTAATAGACGTGAGCAAGGTTTTTGGTTTAAGAATAATGGCAAATCTACTTATATAACTGGTACACATTATATGTATCTACAATGGTCAAAGATCGATGTAGGTGCAGCAGATTATAGAGAGTCAAATAGATTATTTTTTATTTTTTGGGAAGCTTGCAAAGCTGATAACAGATGCTACGGAATGTGTTATTTAAAAAATAGACGTTCTGGTTTTAGTTTTATGTCTTCAGCTGAGTTAGTCAATCAAGCAACTATGTCATCTGACTCTAGGTTTGGTATATTATCTAAGTCTGGATCTGATGCAAAGAAAATGTTTACAGATAAAGTTGTACCTATAAGTATAAACTATCCTTTTTTCTTTAGACCTATACAAGACGGTATGGATCGACCTAAAACTGAATTAGCTTATAGGGTTCCAGCTTCTAAGTTAACCAGAAGAAAACTAAATGATGGTGTAGATGAAGTAGAGCTTGATGGATTAGATACAACAATTGACTGGAAAAACACAGGAGACAACTCTTACGATGGTGAAAAGCTAAAGCTACTTGCACATGATGAAAGTGGTAAATGGGAGAGACCTGATAACATATTAAATAACTGGCGAGTTACAAAAACGTGTTTAAGATTAGGTAGTAAAATTGTTGGTAAGTGTATGATGGGATCAACATCAAACGCTTTAGATAAAGGAGGTAATAACTTTAAAAAGCTATATTATGCGTCAGATGTCACAAACAGAAACCGTAATGGCCAGACTAGCTCAGGATTATATAGTTTGTTCATACCTATGGAATGGAACTACGAAGGATTCATTGATTCTTATGGACTACCAGTATTCGATAAACCAAAAAAGGAAGTTTTAGATTCTAACGGTGATATTATAGATCAAGGTGTTATTGAGCATTGGGAAAATGAAGTAGAAGGATTAAAAAACGATCAAGACGGTTTAAATGAATATTATCGTCAGTTTCCAAGAACAGAGAAGCACGCTTTTAGAGATGAAGCGAAATTATCTTTATTTAATCTAACAAAAATATACGAGCAAATAGATTATAACGAAGATTTAAATAACGGTAAAGAAGTTACTAAAGGTAGCTTTCAATGGGTTAACGGGGTTAAAGATACTAGAGTGCAGTTTGTACCTAACAATGATGGACGATTTTTAGTTAGCTGGATTCCTAAAGCTGAGTTACAAAACAAAGTTATAATTAAAAATGGTGTTAAATATCCTGGTAATGAGCATGTAGGTGCTTTTGGTTGTGATAGCTACGATATATCAGGAACCGTAGATAATAAAGGATCTAAAGGTTCTTTACATGGTTTAACTAAGTTTAGTATGGAAGATGCTCCTGCTAATATGTTTTTTTTAGAATATATAGCTAGACCTCAAACCGCTGAGATATTTTTTGAAGATATACTAATGGCTTGCATATTTTATGGTATGCCAATATTAGCTGAGAACAATAAGCCTAGATTACTATATCATTTTAAAAGAAGAGGTTATAGAGGTTTTTCAATAAATAGGCCAGATAAAGTATATTCAAAGTTATCTGTCACAGAAAAAGAAATAGGTGGTATACCAAACTCTAGTGAGGATATTAAACAAGCTCACGCTGCAGCTATAGAATCTTATATAAATGATTTTATAGGTGCTACAGAGAGAGGTTATGGTAACATGTATTTTCAAAGAACATTAGAAGATTGGTCTAAATTTGATATAAATAATAGAACAAAGTTTGATGCAACT